GGCGTCACTCTCAGCCTGCTGGTCTCGGCTCAGGGCGTAGACCCCATTCGACAGTTGCTTGATACCGCCAGAGCCTCGAAGGTCATCGAGTGAGGGTACCCCACCTTCTTCAAAGGACTTGCCTTGAGAGGTCTTCCGAAGATGAACGATCAGGCCGATGTAGATACCCAGCTCAACAGTCAGGGACTTCAGGTTGTGCATGATACTGTCGATGCGCTTCCGCTCATCACCCCCCTCGTCACCCATATCGGACACAAGGATGGAGAGGTGGTCGAGCCAGATGATCTTACAGCCACAGCCCTCAGCGAAATACCTGATCTTGTTATAGAGGGTGGTATCTTCCATAGAACCGAAGGCATCATGGAGCACGAAACGGAAGTCGCCGTGAGTGTCCTTACTCATGAACAGCTCAGTGGCAGCCTGTAGCTTCTCTTCAGGGGTCACCGTCTCAGCTACCTGAGGCAGCTCCAATCGCTTCTCCATATGGATACCAACAAGGCTATCGGCAGTATCCTCGAGGGGTTCCTCAAGGTGGATGATAGCTTGGTTGAAGTCCGTTGTTTTGAAGAAGTGATGCTGAAGCTGCTTGATCACGGTGGTCTTGCCCATACCTGAACCAGAGGTCCAAACATCCAACTCACCCATGCGTATGCCTAGAACCTTCTGGTTCATTAGAGGCATCCAATCAGGGTACGGATAGCTGGTGACAACCGGACGGTTCTGCATCCGAGTGATGATATCTTCTCCGGTAACCACACTAGCTGGCTTGAACGGTTTAGCGTTCCAGATGGCAGGGACGATGGCTTCGGCCTCACCATTCATGAGACACTCGTTAGCGTCTTTGAGTGGGAGAGTGGCGATACGTACCTTACCTGTCGGGAGCACCTCAGCTGCGTCATGCGCGGCCTGTCTTCCCGGCTCGTCCATGTCAAAACATAGGACAATCTCTTCGAAGCCTGATAGGTACTCGATATGTTTCGCGAGGTCACGGCGCGCTGATGAGGCACCGTTGATCAGTGAGACCACTGGCCATTTGTTGCCTTGCATCTGACTGACTGTCAGAGCGTCGATCTCACCTTCGGTTATGACCAGACGCTTTCCCTTACCCCAGAGGTGGGCACCGAATAGGGTGGCCTGTTTAGGCTCACCGCGCCAAGGCATTCCCTCAGACTTATCGCGGAAGCGGAGCTTCTGGCCCACTACTGTCCCCTCACTGTCGCGGTATTCAGCGATCTGGACTGGCTCACCTTTAAGGGTACCGACCTTGTACCCGAACTTTCGGCAGGTCTCCTCAGAGATACCGCGCTTTGTTAATGCGGCGTAATCACCAGAGATGAGGTCAGCACCCATGCGGCCATTCCTTTTCGATGTGGAGGGGGAGGTTCTTTGTTCACCATCAGCTGCCTCGCGGTAGCCGCAGCCTTGGCCGAAGCAGAAGGCATGGCCATCAGAGTAACGAGCGAGGTTGTCGCTGGAACCGCACGCTGGGCACGGTTCCTTGCCAATGAGAACGCTTTCTTCGCGCTCATCCATAGGTCAGTCCCTCGAGTAATCACGAGCTAGGGTAATCGGTGCGTCCGTTTTAGGAGCGTAGCGTGACGGGAGCGGGAAGAAGTGCGGCTCACCAAGGGAGTACTCCGCGTAGACAGAGCCGTTGGCGTCTCGTTTCTCGGTGGTGATAATGTTCCACCCCTTCGCTTTCAGCTCATGTACACGTGCGGCCAAGCGGAACAGTGAGTACAGGCCGATGGCTTCCAGCTGCGTGATTGTCTTACCGGATTTGAGGTGTTCCTTGAGGAGCGCGATCTTGGTCTTCGATTTAGTCATGTGATGTCTTTCTCAGCTGTCGAGTTCTAAAACAAAAAACCCCCCACCTCCGAAGAGGCAGGGGGCAGGAGACATGAGGGAGAGGACGTACTGTCCAAAGGTGTGGGTTTATTCCCAGCGAGAGGGAAACCCTGAGGGGTACAAAAGAGGATACTCCTCAGGAAACATAGCCTTCATCTTCTGGTTCACCGAGAAAGATGGGCAGGCTTTCGAGACACCGGGGATGTCCCTGTGTCCGATGACTGGTATGATGCCGTACTTGTTCCACATAGATTTGATCAAAGAGAACATGGTCAAGAACTGCTCTTGGGTGAAGTTGTCTTCCGCGTCGGACCCATTCCAAGGGTTGCCCGGTACGTGCTTCTGAGGGTTCTCAGAGACGCCGCCGACTAGGCAGAGGCCGAGGGAGAACTTGTTGTAACCACCATCGCGCGCATGTGCGCCGACCTCATCCCATCCTCGCCCTTCTTCGTAGTCGCCGTTGCGGCGTATGACGCCGTGATAGCCGATCTTCAGCATACCGCGTGCGCGGTGCATTCGGCCGATCTCATGGGCACCTATATCCATCGAAGGAGGGGTGGCAGATGCGTGTATTACAATGTGAGTTGTTTGTTTACGGGCCGCCATTTCAGCTGAACCTCCGTAATGCAGCAAGGCTCACCTCATTCGGCGGCTCAAGAAGCCACTCGATAGGAGGGAAACGGTCAGCGAAGGGGAACCCGTGCTTGATGCACCACATGGCGTATGTGGTCTTACTTGTTTTCGAGATGCGACTAGACGAGCGGGAGAACACCATACGAATGTCGAGGTCAGGATGCTGCTCTTTCACGAGAGCCATCTTTTGCCTATCGGCTGTGACCCATCGACCTTTGGTTTCGATGATGATGCCGTTCGGTAGAACGAAGTCTGGGGTGTAACGCGCTGGGCGTGCAGGTACCTCATAGGAAAGGGTGATCTCCTCAAACGAGAAGTCTACGTCCTGACTGTTCAGGTACGCCCCGACCTTTTCCTCAAGGCCGGAGCGCCACCCGTGTTTGATACCTGCCTGCGCTTTCGTGAGCGAGGCTTGACGTGTCATTAGAAGTCAGCTGCGCCTTCCGGGTCGTCAGAGCTTTCGCCACCTGTCTCGTCCCCGAACTCATCGTCGTCGTCCTCATCAGAGGAGGTCGCCGCGGTTTCGTCGTACTCGTAGCCTTCCTCTTCTTCGAAGCCGTAGTCGCTCGCTTTACGCGTGCCACCCGACACGAGGTCGATGATCTGTACGGCCTCGAGCTGGAAGCTGATACCGCAAGCACCCGTGCCGGGGATGAAGTATCCCTCAGGGTTGAAGCTGAATGAGACTTTACCGACGGTGCCGCCCCAGATGTCAGGTGCTTTCAGCATTGGCTTACCAGCCGCATCAAAGATGACTGGCTTCCGTTCCCATTTCTTCCCGGCGCGGGGGCCTTTCTTGATCACCCCGGAGGCCTTCATGGACACCTTCATTTCGACTTCGCCAGTCGGCTCTTCGGTTTCCTGATCATAGATGACGGTGAACGGCTCGTTGACGGTGATGTCCTTGAGCTTCTTACGGGTCTCGACCTTCAGTTCTTTGAACTTCTCTTTGCCGTTCGCGACAGCGCGCTCATGGGCGGTCAGGACGCGGCTGCGGAACTTCTGGAAGTTCGGGTCGGTCTCATCGAAGATGATCTTCGTGGTGTAGACACCGTCCGGGTTCGGATATTCTTTTGTGCCGTAGTCCGGCTCGTTCAGCTTGGGCCATTTGAACTTTCCGCGCGGGGTGTTCATCTTGGTCATGTTCGGTTTTGCCATGTGTGGTAATCCTTACAGGTAGTCCGCGTCTTCGGCGGTAAGTTCTTCGAGGGGGAGTTCTAACTTGACGGTGAGGGATGAGGCGTCGATGCCGTCAGCGAGGAGTGCGGCTGTAACGTCCACAGGGACGGGCAGCCCACGGGCGAGGCAATGCAGCGCCGTATCCAGAGCGTTCTTCATGGGTGTCTCCTGAAATGTAGAAAGCCCCACCTCCGAAGAGGCAGGGCGAACGGTTCTCCAAAGGTGTGGGTTAAATTCTTCCGTCCCGCTGCCTGCGCAGTCGGTTGATTTCGTCCTGCAGCTCTTTGAGTTCCTGCTCATGCTTGAGCTTTAAGTTCCGCGTTGTGGCTGCGAGGTGGCGCAGCCCGTAGAAGCTCGCTAGATCGGCGCGTTGACTGAATTGAGAGATGAGATCGAGCGTCAGCTTCTGCTGAGCCACGAGGTTCCGAATGCGCTTAGTAATATTGGTGTTCTTACTCATATCATGTTTCCTTTTGTGGGATTGTCCCGTCAACGGGAAGGTTTAGGCAAAACAAAAATCACTCTCGAGCACTGCGAGAGGGTCGAGTGTTCCAGAGGTTGGGGTTTCTTTTAGCTTTTCCCGGTTCTCGGGACTGAGCTGCATCAGTATTTCAGAGCGGAAGGAACCCATCACGTCACTCTTCGTGTACATCTCAACGAGGCTCTCGCGAAGCAACGTAAAGAAGCGCGGCGTGTCAGCCACATGTACGCCGAAACTGTCGTGAACGAGTGCGAAGGAATTCATCCCTTCCTCACTCGCTTTGACCACAGTGACCCGGAGGTGTGTGCCGTCGAGTGAATGGACGAAGTTCGGGCTGATGCCCTGCGCTTGAAGGCGCTTGTCCACAGTGGGCTGTTCTTCAGCCAGAGATAGCACCACCCGGCTGCCGGAGATCATGGTTTCCACCCGGTTACTCTTCATGTTCCGATAGGCCTGCAGAACAGGGAAGCCATCGGGTGTTGTCCAGTAGATGGGAAGCTCCTCTTTAGCCACCAGCTTGGCGGTGTCCTTCAGCCAATTCATGGCCTCGGCCGCCTTGACGACAACCCTGTCCACAGCTTCGGCAATCACCTTGGCCATGTACAGCGAAGCCTTGAAGCCATCACCTTCGAATGGCCACGACCCCTCACCCATCTGGTAGGCCTTGTAGGCTGGCCGCAGGGTGTCGTTCATGATCTGATCACGAAACCCATACTCGCGGGAGCCGTAGCCGTAGGTCATGGTAGGGCGCTTGAAGCAAGACCGACCGGGCTGGAAGGTGAGCCACTGAGTGGCCAAGTCACGGGCAGCCTCATCGGTGTCCTGTGAGGCGTCCTCATTGAGGTGCTCGTAGGCGCGCTCCATGACCAACGTGTAGATGTCAGCAGGTTTATCTGAGGGTGTCAGATTAACCGCAGCTCCGCCCACCTCGTCCCGTAGGGCCATGCTGAAGTGCTGGATACCGGAACAAGAACCGTCCAAGGCCACCGGAAGGTGGGACAAGAAACCCTCACCGTGTTCCAGCCAACCCGCCCACTCATTGCATGCTGCAAGGAATTGAAAGGGGCTGTCTGCTTCGGTCCACCATAGGTCACCGAAAGGGTCACGTGCGGCGGCTACGATCTGCTCCTCATGTTCATAGACCCAGCGCACCCGCTCTTCGAGAGGCTCTTTATCCACCTTGTTGAAGGCTCCACAGTTTGCCAGATGGATGGCGAGGAAAGGCGCGCTCGCCTCGTCGATAGGCTTCGCCTCAGCGAAGTGCAACAAGGCCTTCATGAAGTCAGGGCCTTGAGGGTTGAACTGAGGCACCGCGTAGATGCGTCCCCGGAAGTCAAGCTGGTAGGGGAAGTATAGGCGGTCGAAGAGCTGGTATTTGTTTGCGGTGGTCAGTGCATAGGCAAACTGTGTCCGCTTCGATAGCCGTTCCCGGTTCTCGCGGTGTACCTTGGCAGCACTCGCGCGCCATTCCTTCCGCGCCTCCTCGTTCTCCTCGATATCGAACGGCTTAGGGGGCATCTCCATGTCGTACCGTGAGGGGACGTTCCCGTGAGTGGAAGAGTTATCCCAAATGGTATTGAGAACATCGAGGATGTACATATTCACCGACCATGCAGTGTTCTGGGCAGCGTTCACCGCCTTGTAGACACCTTCCATATCCATATTCTCCAGCTCGTCGAGGTAGTTTCGGTTGTTGGACTTGACCATCCTGACAGGACGGACATAGCGCGTCAGGTATCCGCCATCTGTCGGCGTTGTCCAATCGCGAGGGGGTGAGATCATAGGCTCGTACACAGGCTGCAGCAGAGCAGCTGCGTCGTTCCGCTTGTTGATCCAGTCACGGGTCTCTTGTGTAGGTGCAAGGTACACGGTCGTATTTCGAGCGCCCTCTTCGATGTGCTTGGTCTCCACCAGACCGATGGTGGTCTGGATGATGTCGATCATCTTCATACCTACGTGTAGGCGCGCCTTAGTTTCCCACGCTTCCCACTCCACCTCAGCCCGGTTCAGGTGGAAGTTCACTGTGACCCTCTTGTTTCGGTAATCGTCACGCTTAGCTGCCTCTTGCTTGAGGTAGTTGTAGAACTTCCGATCTTCCTGACGGAGTTGTGCATAGCGAGCTTCATCCTCGATCATCTGGGCAATATTCAAGGCAACGGTCTGCATCCGAAGCTCACGTGAGATCGACGCAAGGACAGCCTTCAGGGCCAGATAGGATGCAACACTGGCGTCCACCTGTTTGATGTATTTCAAGGCGGCATGTCGCCTACCTGCTCGCCCTGTCTCTGCATGGCGGATGAACTCTCGGACACCTTCAGCAACCTGTTCAGTACACCGTGAGAGAATTGTACTGCCATATGCGGTGGCATCTTCAGCACCTCTCTTCACATCCTTCTCGAGGCGAGAACGAAAGCGAGCTGCACCTAGTTCAGTCATGCCTTGTTCAAGTTCGATCTGCTGAACGACAAGGTCGTCTTTAGGGATTACCTGAAGGTGGTTCATTAAGGGTACCTCATGTTTAACCTTAAGGTTTCATCTTCATCATCATCTTTATTTAAAGAGGGATGAATTGAACCTTTCCAAAGGTGTGGGTTAATTGGCATTTACTAGTGTGGGTTAATTGGTGACGCACCTCAGTA